AGGGACTGGACAAACTTATCTTACAAGATGCTGCGTTAGGTCGATCTGTTTTAGTTGACCTGGCTCTTAATAGTGAAAGTGACGCGGTAAGAGGATCAAGCGCGAGCAAGTTAATGGAATACGCCGGAAAACAAAAACCCGACCGCCTTATTGTTGAGAGTCGAGAGCCGGAAGATATTGACGCCGAGATTGCTGCAATACAAAGACGCATACTTATAGCTCAAGGTGAAGAAGTGCCAGACAGTGAGTTACATTAACAAGGAAGAGAATAGTTTTAATTAGGATAGATTAAAATGCTAGTTAGACTTTAGTTAGCATTTATTAATTCTAGTTAGAGTCGAAGTGGTTGACCTGAATAACTATCTTTGTTACTCACTCACACGCTTTTCTAGCTGGCTTATGAATACTTGGTACCTGGTTAATGCAATGACCGGGTTTATTGAAGAAATAAGCCAATATCAGCTGCTTTCTTGCTCCCTTTACACAAAAAACAACACACAAAACGCTGATAGCCTTCTATAGCAGCATTTAAAACGGAGTACGAGTCCGTTTGATGCCCTGCAACCGGGGGCCGCGTGGGTTTCTCGCCTCGATGGATGGCCACTGAGATAGCCTGTTCTATCATTTCTTAAAAATTTACGAGTAACTTCTATGACTACTCTTTTTATTGCGGCCTACTTATCGAGTCAACCTGGTTACATAGCATGGTCGCTGTAACGGGCTGGTACATTCTTGAGCCTCAGACAGGACTTAGGGCTGGTACTTGGCGCTACGAGAGCAGGGCTCTTGAAGAGATAGAGACCTGGGATGAGCGACGTCCCGAGTACGAGCATGTTTTGGTAGAAGAGGAGAATTCCAGTCTCCTTGCTTTTTTTACCCTATCGATACGACATCTGCGTGAAAATGAAAAAAAGCAGGAAGAGCTAAAAGAATTCGAGGATTTTAAGGAACTTAAAGAGTTCAAAGAATTTAGAGCGTTTAAAGACTCTAATGATCCTGGAGAGGCTGAGATATTTAAAGAACTCAGAGCAATTAAAAACATTAAGTGAATATCAGAAAAAAACAAACACCACAGATTTATCGCCCGTTCTACTATTTCTGAGGAAAAAGAAAATCGCACAACAATAATTTAACTAATCCCTTACGGAGATACCCTTATCTGTTTGGGTCAACGTTACCGTCCGTTGTATTTAAAGAGCGCTGAAAATGAAAGAAGCAAAAAACAATATTAAGAACCCAGACGAGCATCAAACCGTTGATGATTGTAGTGAAGATATTAGTGATGACTCGTGGGTACTCGTGTTTGAAAACGAGCGCCTGTACGCACAGGTGGATTTTATTTTATCCAGTATAAAAGGGGGATGCTCCCCCGCTGATGCAAAGCTTCTTCGGCATGTAAATCGCAGATTTATCGATGATCTGGATGAGTGGAGAGTGAGAGTAGATGAGCTGCTGAGTTAGTGTTGCGCTTATTCAGTATGCTGATGGGAGTTAGTTATGATTCTTACGTTGATCGATGATCAGTCTTTCATTGGCTGATTTGTATGATAAAAAAAAGACACTTCTCGTTTTTAAGTTAACTTTATTTTTGGCTGATTAATATGATGACAATATTTGGTACCGCTTTGCTCGGCGCTCGTTATGTGGCTGGTATTATCGCGGTTTACTCTGGTTATACAGGATGGTGGTCGTGACAAGCTGGATTGTCTACGAAGTAGAGACTGGTTTTAAAGATGGGATGTATGCGCGCAAATCAATGGCCGAGAAAGCATTAACTAGTTGGCATGGACAGCGCCCAGAGTATAAGCATATCTTAATAGATGAGTACAATCGAGCCATTACGGATAATGAGTGGTTGGGGATTCAGCATCACCTGCCGAAAGGGAACAAGCACGCTAATCTCTGAAGCAGTACTTGATATGTTCTTAAGCGTAGCTTAATATATATCTCTTCATCTTAAGGAGATGTTATATGCCTCAAAAACCAAAACTAACGCAATTTATTAGACTGCCTGAAGTATTGAAACTCACCCGGATGGGTCGCACAACTGTATGGAGATTGGTTAAAGTTGGTCGATTTCCCAAACCTACCCGCATCGGGCCCGCTTCTATTGCGTGGCGTGAGAGTGATTATGAAGCGTGGGCAGAAGATCCAGAGGGATGGCATAAGAGGCTTAAGTGAACGACTTTTTTCGTTTTTTTTAGCGAATTTATACCTGCTCGCTCTACCATTTATACGATCGGATTATTTGCGCTGGCGCTTATAATCTTTTCGTTTTATTAAAAGGAACAGCCTCTCTTCTTCTTAAAGTTAAGTTAAGAGTGCATCGTTTCTGTTGTTTTGTTTTTTTTATTCTTCACTACGGCCCCTGACTTTTCATTCTTTCTATTAGCGACAATTTTTCCCAGTAAATATATGCAGCAGGCACAAATATGGATGATAAAACCCGTATTGCTGAGTTGTTGCGCGAGCGAGAAAAGTCAACACTCGAACGTCAGATCAACTATTACGATCCTTACGCTTACCAGTTGGCATTTCATAATGATACCGAAAAATTCCGTTGTCTACGGGCTGCTAACCGAATAGGAAAAACCCATTCCGGTGGTGCAGAGTTGAGTTATCACGCAACGGGACTTTACCCTGAGTGGTGGCAGGGGCGACGCTTCACTAAACCAGTAAAAGCTGTCTGTGGTGGTAAAAACAACGAAAAAACACGCGACATTATCCAGGCGGCGCTCTTTGGTGATCCGACAGATGTCAATGCCTGGGGAACTGGCTGGATACCAAAAAAACTAATTGGTCGTACGATGCGAAAACCCGGCGTCCCAGACGCTAAATATCACGTTCTTGTTAAACATGTCTCGGGTGGTTATTCCAAAATTTCCATGCTGGCTTACGACATGGGAAAAGAAACCTGGATGGCGCACAAAGCCGATGTCAACTGGCTGGATGAAGAGCCACCCGAGGATATTTTATCGCAAGCCGTGCGCTCCATTATCGACACAGGCGGCATTATTTACATGACGTTTACACCCGAGAATGGAACAACCGGTGTGGTGAAAATGGTTCAGGATCAGTGGTCGATGCACGAGGCGGGATGGAAGGATGTTGTTGGTGATGATTTTGTTATTGATACCGCGTCGCTTCATTACGAATTTAAAACAAAATACACACGCAAGGGAAAGCGAGGCCACTTAACAAAGGACAAAATTAACGACGCCATAAAAGCGATGATGCCGCATGAAATTAAAATGCGAGCCGAAGGTATTCCGTTACTGGGAACCGGGTTGGTGTTTCCTTATTCAGAAGCAAGCATTACTTATGATTCTTTTGATCTTCCTTCTCATTGGCCTCGCATTGCAGGTATTGATTTCGGTTACACCCATCATACCGCCGTCGTTTGGATGGCTCATGACCCTGACACTGATGTGCTTTATATCTATGACGCCGTAAAAATAAACAAAAGAGAAATCAACGAAATCGCGCCCTTTTTAAACGCGCGTCCCTCCCTTTGGGTGCCGATTGCGTGGCCCCATGATGGCAATAAAAATTTTGGCATGGGGGGTTCTATTCAAAAGCAGTATCGAGACTATGGCATTAATTTACTTGACGATCATTTTACAAATCCCCCAAAAGATAACCAGATTGAAGGCGCGGGTGGTATTCAAATAATGCCTGGCATTGTTGAGATGGCGAACCGCTTTAATGACGGTCGATTGAAGGTGGCCAGTCACCTGTTTGAATGGCTGGAAGAGTTTCGCAATTACCATCACAAGGACAATAAAATTGTCGATCGTGATGATGACTTAATGGCCGCAACTCGCTACGCCGTTCAATCGGTTCGCTTTGCTGAGAAAGAAAATGCGACACCTGTTTACAAATCCAGTAGCCAGGACAGTGCTGGCTGGATGAGCGCATGAAGCCGCTTAAAGGTAAGAAATACGAGAAGATTGTTAAAGAGGCGATCAAACGATTCAAGATCGCAGTTGATGCCGAGATGGATAATCGATCACTCGCGCAAGATGACATTGATTTTAGAAATGGCGATCAATGGGAGGACGGTATAAAACGGATCAGGGAACATGAGGGACGCCCTTGTCTAACCATAAACAAGTTAGAACAACGCGTTGATCAAGTTACAGGAGATCAGCGAATGAATCGAATGGGCGCGGTTATTCGTCCCCTGGATTCAACCAATTCCTATACCGAGCGAGTACCGGGCCGAAATTTCACAATGGCCCAGGTTTACTCAGGCATTATCAAGAATATTGAATCCACTTCAAATGCAAAAAGCGCTTACGATATCGCGTTTGATCAGGCGGTGGGTCACGGGTTTGGTTTCTGGTCAATAAAAACTGAATACAACGACGATGACTCGTTTGATCAGGACATAAAGATTCGCCGCATCAATAATGCCATGCGTGTTTACCTTGATCCCGCCGCACAAGAAGTCACTAAAAAAGACGCGATGTGGGGATTTATCACTACGATGGTCGACAAGGATGAGTACCCCGATGCCAGTTGGGAGATTGGTATAGGCGAGGAGCAGTCACTTTGGTTTGATAGCGAAAAAGTACGTATTGCTGAGTACTTTCGCCGTGTTGAAGTGGAAATTGAAATATGGAAAACGCGCGCGGGTGTGCTTCGTGTAAAAGATGATGACATGGATATTCGCGATGAATTGATGATGCGCGGAATCAATCCCGATAAGAAACGAATCGCAACCACCTATAAAGTCGAATGGTTTAAGTTAAGTTCAAATGAAGTTTTTGAAGAGACCTTATTTCCCTCAAAGTTTATTCCAATCATTCCCTGTTACGGCAAAGAATTAAACGTTAATGGTGAGACTATTTACCGGGGCGTTATTCGTTATGCCAAAGATCCTCAGCGCATCTACAACTACACCCGAACGGCCAGTGTTGAGCAAGTAGCACTTGCGCCAAAAGCGCCCTGGGTTATTGAAGAATCACAAATAGGTAATCACAAACAGGTTTGGGAAAACGCGAATGTTAAAAACTATTCGATGCTACCTTACAAAAACAAACCCGGTGTGCCTCCGCCAATGCGACAAGCGCCCCCTCAGCCTTCTAGTGGCTGGATCAGCGAATCGCAAATCGCCGATCAGGATATCGACGCCTCAAGTGGCATGTATAAAGCATCACTGGGCGCGCCGAGTAATGAGCGATCCGGTAAGGCTATCAATGCGCGAAAAGTGGAAGGCGATGTCGGTACTTATCATTACCACGATAATCGCGCGTTAAGTCTTCAGCATACCTACGAGATTCTTGTCGATATGATTCCCCGCGTTTATGACACTGCGCGCGCAGTTCGAATTCAAACACCGGATGACAAAGAAGAAATAATAAACATTAATCAGGAAATTTTTGATCGAGAAACCCAGCAATGGATAAAAGCGTATGACCTCTCGATGGGCAAATACGATATTGCGGTTGATGTTGGCGCGTCGTATACAACCCAGCGTCAAATGGCCTCTGAAAGCATGATGGAATTAATTCAATATGCGCCACAACTGGCGGGACAAATAATTGACTTAATTGCGAAGAATTTAGACTGGCCCGGCGCTGATGAAATTGCTGAGCGACTAAAAGATAACCGTCCAACGATGGATCAGATGCAGCAGCAAATTCAGATGGAAACACAAAAAGCAGTACAGGGCGCACTCAATGGCGAGCAGCATCAACTTGATATGTTTAAAGCACAAACCGATCGAATGTCGAAAATAAGAAAAGCCGAAAACGATGACGACTCACTAGAAGTTGAGTTGCTCAAGTTACTTGAAACGGCCAATTATGATACCCGAAGCCAAGTCCTCCAGCTTATTAACGAGTTAAATGAAGAACAGCAAATGAGCGCGCCCGTTGCGCGAAACTCCCAACAACCACCACCCATTAATAATCCACCACAAGGGAACATACCACCAGGTGTTCCAGGGCAATAATAATGAGCGAAGAAACACAAATAGAAACCGATGCGATTGATGAATCTATCGATGATATTCAATCGGACATTTCTGAGGAAGCCACTGATGCTGGCGATATTGCACAAAGCGATATGCAAGCTGAAGAGGAACCTAAGTCAAGATCTCGCAATCAGAACGCAAAAGCCCGCTTAAAGCGAAAGCTCAACGAAGCTGAACAACGTAATCAGCAGTTGGCTGATTTAATTAATAACTATACCGCACTTGAAACAAAAGTAGACAGTGTGATTAATCCGCCAGCCGCAAGACCGGACAGGGTTGATTTTGAAACCGAAGAAAATTACGAAGACGCATTGTATGACTGGCGACAGCCTGCAAAAGCTGAAGAGAAACCTACGCCTACTCATCAGGGATCACCTGCGCAAAAAAGCTTTGCGACAGATGAAGTTCGAGAGCACTGGCTTGATCAGGTTGATTTGGCGAAAGACAAATACAGCGACTTCGATGAAAAAGTAAAGTCAATTCCGCTTGCCAGCATGACCGATGTTATGACGTTGAGCATTATGGAATCTGATTGTGCGGGTGAAATCGCTTACTTCCTCGGTGACAACTTACCTGAAGCTGAACGCATCTCACGATTGAGTCTGGCTTCCCAGGTGAAAGAAATCGACAAACTTGGAAACAAGTTTCAATCCAATACTTCAAGTGCCCCCTCTCCAATCGTTCCCACTGCTGGCGCAGATTCTCCCGTTGCTGATTTATCAAAAATGTCGATGAGAGACTATGCCGCGTATATGAATAAAAAAGAGTACGGAGGGTAATATTTTTAGGAGTCAGAAATGGCTAATACTAACCTCACGATTGATCAGATTACGCGAGAAGCACTACGCATACTGGTTAATAATCTGGGCTTTGCCCGTAACACCAACAAAGAATACGATGCTTCTTTTGCAAATGATGGCGCAAAAATAGGCGACACTTTACGTATTCGAAAACCCGCACGTTACACCATCCGAACTGGCGCTGCTCTTAATGTTCAGGATCACACTGAAACTAAAGTTGATTTGCAGCTCGATACACAGGCCGGAGTTGACGTTAACTTTACATCAAAAGAATTAACGCTCGATATCAGTGATTTTTCCAGTCGCGTTTTAAAACCGGCAATGGCGACCATCGCAAATAAAATCGATCTTGATGGGTTGGCTTTATATAAAGATGTTTACAGTTCTGTCGGAACACTCGGTACACCGCCCGCAACAGCCGCAATCCTTTTAGATGCGAATCAGGTAATGGATGAGATGGCAACCCCGCGTGATGGTCAGCGCTGCCTGGCTGTTAATCCTGCTGGCAATGCTTCGTTAGTGAATGGTCTCAGGGAGTTATTTCAGTCCAGTGGCAAACTCGATGCGCAGTATCGCAAAGGCATGATGGGCATGGATACATTAGGTTTCAAAGAAATCTATATGGATCAAAACATCAATACGCATACGACTGGTGATTCGGGTGATTTGACCTGCGCAGTAAATGACACGGTTATCGAAGGCGATAGTGTCATAAGTATGAATACGTTTAGTGTTGCCGCACCGACTGTTAAGAAAGGCGACATTTTTACGATCGCAGGCGTGAATGCTGTCAATCCACAAAATCGCTCATCTACTGGAACGCTGCAACAGTTTGTTGTGACAGCGGACAAGATTGGAAGCTCTAACGCGATTGCTGATATTGCTATTTCGCCATCATTTAAGGCAGCTGGTGCATTCCAAACAGTCGACGCCTTACCTGTTGATGACGCTGTTGTTACTTTTTATGCGACGTCTTCAAGTCAGTCACCACAAAACATTGCTTATCATCCTGACGCCTTCACGTTAGGTACAGCTGACTTGTTAATGCCAAAAAATGTGGATTTCGCTTCACGTCAAGTTCACGAAGGAATATCAATGCGCATTGTCAGAGATTACGACATCAACAATGACGCAATGCCTTGTCGGATTGATGTGCTCTATGGTTGGAAAACGCTTTATCCAGAGTTGGCTTGCCGTATCTGGGGTTAATAAAAACGGGAGGATTTATTCCTCCCTTTTTTTAAGAGGAATAAAAAATGTCTTTAGAACAATTAGGAACAAATTCAACAGATGGATGTGTTGCCCCCGGTCTGCACCAGAGCGTAATTCAAAACGTTGGGACAACCAGGCAACTATTTGCTGATGAATCCGGCTCACTATGTCTTCTCGATTCGGCTGGCGGTGTTATTTATACATTACCTGCGCCCGTTGCGGGTATGCGGTTTGAGTTTTTAGCGACAGTCGCTGTTACTGCATCTGATGTTTATACCGTTATCACTAATGATACGGCTGCTGTCTTTTTGGTTGGTGGTGTGATTATGGGTGATGTCACTGTAGCAACATCCGGCGATTATTTTGAAGCGGACGGTTCAACCATTGTTGCCTTAACGTCGAATGGCTCAACAACAGGTGGCCTTCTAGGTGAGCGCTTTCAAGTGACGGCTATATCAACAACCCAGTGGGTTATTGAAGGTGTTTGTCACGGAGCGGGAACACTGGCAACTCCATTCGCAACAGCTTAAAAGCAAACACAGGGACGTGTATAACTGAGTATTACTATGACTTCAAATGTAGCTCCACCAGGTTATTATCACCAGAAAATAATTCAAAATGTAGTCCTGTCGAGAAAATTAAATGCTTATG